GAGCCGATACGTCTCGCGAACGATCTTCTTCGCGGTCCCCTTCTTCTTCAGACCATGCTCGGTGAAGGCGTCCACCAGCACCTTCTGCGCTTCTTCACCGCCTGGCGAAACCGTTTCCGTTCGGCCTGTCTCCAAATGGTAGTTGAGCACCAGCGTGCGCGAGAGGATCAGCGGGCCGCGCTTCAGGCTGCCGTTCACCCAGACGGCACGATTGCTGGCATGGTCAGAAAGGTCGATGACGAAGAGCAGGGATCCTTCGAGGTGTCGGGGTACCACATACGGCTGGTAGTTGCGACCGTAGCCAAACCGCTGCAGAAAGAACGAGGCCACACGTGCTGCGATGGCGCTCTGATCGGCGTCACTCAGGGTCAAGCCGGGGCAGGCCGGCAGCGTCCAACGCTGCGATGAATCCCGAGTCAACCCTTCGTCGAACCATCGTGCGATGACGGCCTCGTTGAATTTTGCGGCGCTATTGACATAGAGCCACAGCGCCCGCTCCTCGGGGGACTCGAGGGCCTCGAAGGCGGCCACAATAGCGGCTTCGGTGCTGCACACGGTCAGCATTTGACGCGTTCCCGCCGCATCGGCCAGTTGCGCGACCTGCTCAAGGGCCGCGATCAGATCGTCCCGGACTGCCGTGTCGGCATAGGCTTCGATGGCATCCGCCAGGGCGGCGGCCAACGTGATCTCGTCAGCGGACCAATCCACGGAATCCTTGGCGTCGAGAAGGTGCTCGGCCAGGAATTCACGCATCAGGTCGGTATTGACGGGGAGGTTGCGGAGGAACCCGCGAAAGTTGGTACTCATGGCTATTTTTCTTTCTGTTGTGGTGCCAGGTAGCGTCGCCAACGGCCTTCTGTACTTCAGAGTCTTTGCGGCGGGTTCCAAGCGGAGGGATAAGCGAGCTCGTCCAAGCCGCAACTGTGAGAGCACAGTACAGCTATAGAGAACTCGCCCGCCATTGTACAATCACGCGCCAACATGTCAACTACCATCTACCATGAAGTTCTCTATCGTGCTATGGTTCGGTCGTTGACAATCAGCGGAGTACGGGAGATGTTGCAGTGAGCACCACGTTCGGCAATCGGCTACGCCGGTTCCGACAGGAACGAAAGATGACCATGGAGCAACTGGCTGAGGCGGTCGGTGTTTCGAAGAGCTACATCTGGGCACTGGAAAACAACCCGGAGCAGCGCGTCCAGCGCACCTCGGCCACGGTCATGAACAACCTCGCGAAAGCCCTCGGGCTGAATCTCCTGGACCTGATGGGCGAAGCGCCGCCAGACGCTCTGGGGGAGAACGCCAACCCGGAAGACATCGTGTTCTTTCGAAGCTACATGGACCTGGCGGGAGAGGACAAGGAAACCTACCGGCAGATGCTGGAGCTTTTCAGGAAGCAAAGAGACAAGTGAGCCAGAGCACCAAGAAGCGAGACACCGCGGGAGCCAAAGCGGCTATCCAGGTGGCCCGCTGGATCGAGCCCTGGGGTGAGTCGAGGTTTCCGGTCGATGTCGATTTCCTGGCGAAGGGATGCCATACGATGTACGAGCGAGACGATCCGATCACCCAGGTGCACGGCGCCTCGTGGAAAGGGGGCGACGGCTTCCTGCAGCGCAACCCGGACGATGCCAAGGAATGGTGGATCACCTATTCGACAAACGTCGGGCCTGGGCGCCAACGGTTCACCAAGGCGCATGAACTCGGGCACTACATCCTCCACAGCCGACAGAAGGACGAGTTTCGCTGCGGTCCTGACGTGATCGTCGAGAAGGATACCGGCGAGCCGAACATCGAGGCGCAAGCCAACCAGT